GTGTCCACTGAATAACTCGTTTCTTTGCTGATTCTAATTGCTGATCGTATCGCTTGTGTTCTTCTTCAAGATCTCCGATATGAATCTTCTTCATGTTAATTTTTTGCTCAACTTCTTTAATCATTCCCTTTAAAACATCCGCCTTTTCAGAAAGCGATATTAAATCAAACAATCCTTCAATAATGTCTGTTTGGTTTGCGGCAGATTGGGATGTAACTGGTAATTCGAGAAAAGGAGCATGAGATGCTGAAAACACAACTATGCGAATAAACAAATCATAAGATATGCCCATTATTTTTTCAATCATCGCATTCGTTCCATTAACATCAACAGTAATATCTTTTTCATCTTCAAACAAATGAACAGAATTTCCGTCAGCCCCAGATTTCATTTTCCTTGACCGTTTAATGGTATATGTTTTTCCATCTTTTTCGAAAATGACAGAAACCTCCATGTGTTTTTTGTTGATATTATTAACAAGATTATCTTTGGATATGCTAGATACAGGCTTATCATAAACAGCATATGTTAGTGCGTTAATAATGGCTGTATTATGTGTTACAATAAAATCATCAGTGATATATAGATGATCTGGATGATCGATCATGATGCATTGTGTTTTCTGTTCACCAATATACTCTATATTGGTGATTCGTAACCCAGCACTTGCATATTGGTGCTTGCCTGTGCACACTCTTTCTTTTTTTCGTGTTAGTGTAAAAAGATCTTGAGGTGTTTCATAATCAATTGATACATTATAACTAATAGCTCCTTTAAGTAACTTATTATGATATGTGTATTTTGGATGACTAGAAGTAATTTTTGCTCTACCACCCATAGATCTAATAATATATTGAACATCTTTTGCTAATTGTTCGCTACTTGAACTAAATGAAACATTGGAAGTTTTTCCTACGGTCCCGTCTGTATCCATTAACCCTTGAATTAAATTTAGTTTTTGTGATAGTGATGCGTTTTTATATACTTCTGGAATAAACTTGTTGTAAGAGTTTGTTCCTAGTAAATCAAGTTCATTTAAAATATCAGCCAAATCATTGGTTCTAGTATTAGTATTATTATTACATCTTATCTTATAATTTAAGTCCTCAGTATATGATACCAATTCTTGATGGTGTTGTTTGGGTGTACGTGAGACAGTTTCGATACACTGTTTATCAGTATTAGTAAAAGATAGTGATCGAGAGGTCATTGATCCATCTCCTAGCATACAACCAAGAAGATATGGATCAATGGGGAGATTGACATCTGATATTTTTTCGTGTACGCATCTAGGAATAGATATATTATACCAGGGTTTATTTTTTTCAGTTGCTTCTTTTACAAATTGTTGCAACTGTTCAGTTGTAAGTATTTTTCCACCACGAATTTTTTCACCTCCCCATCTATGAGAAAATACAGACCATAAGTGGTTTTTATCTGCTTCAGTTGTTCTACCATCCGAAAACGTAACTCTATATGTTGGTTGTACACCCTGTGGAAATACACCTGTAACTGTTGCAGAAGTTCCATCAGGCACCGATACTACATCTCCAACCCTCATTTCACCCATGCTTTTCCAACCATTGGGAACTTTTATTTTACAATGAAGTGGTTGTGCCTTCCCCACACCATTCGAACCTTGGCCATCTGCTGTATTGTCAAGATCTCTTCCAAGGATTAGAGTCGTACCAGGAGTATCAAATTTGATAGTTGTTTCGTTGTTTCCAAAAGAAAGAAAATTTCTAAAAGACAAAGATATAAATTTTATCATACTTTTATCTCTTGGTATATTTGAACCAATAATTGATTATCAATGTGATCTGTGTTAATGTCACTTAGCATTTGGATCACTAGATCATCAACACTAGCCAATTTTATGTCTTCATAGTTTGCCGTTGTCTGTGTGTTCACAAGTGCTTCGGTAATGTGTGCTGATTCTTCCATAGTAAATTCACGAAGATGGCTTTTATCCATAACTGTTTGACGTAGGTGTGCACTTTCCTCAAATGTAATAGGTATATCAATAACACATTTTACTCGAGATTCGGGTGGAAGAACAACGTTATTATCTAAAATATTAGAAAGGGTTGTTTTAATGTATTTCGGACAATCTACCCAATCATGAAAAACCATTTGATCGGTAACATGATCATAAACCATCATCCCACGGTTAAAATCATCAGCATCACTAAAGTTTGTTGGGAAAGTATTCCCCATATATACAACATTCTTAGCAGCTTGTCTTTTGTGAAAGTGTCCAGATACAATGTGTTTTGGTCCAACAAAATCATCCGGATCTGGCCCTGATGGCATTGTAATATTGTACCCTGTAATCTGGAAACCTTTAAATTCAAAATGACCCCACCATGTGGGAATATTTAAATATTTTAATAGGGTTGGATATTCTTCATGAAACAAAAATGGCGAAACTAAAACACCATCAGCAATTTCATCAACTATAGTGGGTTCATTAAATAATTTAAAGTTTCTGTGTTGTGCATATTGAATTGTTGAATATATTTCACGAGAATGTTTATGATATAGATCATGATTTCCAGTAATGAAATATATAGGGAGATTAAGTTCGTTGAGAAGTGTGGCTCCCTTATATGCATAAGATAATGTTGAAATATTAATTGCTGAACGGTTCTCAAACCAATCACCCAAGAAAAATATATGATCAATCGATGGGTCTTGTTTTACATTATTACAAAACCAGTTAATGTAGTTTAAACAATCTTGATTGTGTACTTCGGAGTTTGTTTTACATCCCCAGTGCAGATCAGTAAAACAAGCAGCTTTGCTTAATTTTTTCATTTATCATCCCGTTTATACTAGACACATACTGTGCAGCGTCTCATAATCAGCACATCGCACCCAATCTGCATTTGAATATTATATTATGGTTTCAATCATTTAACAACAGATCTTTGCAATTCAGGAGTTCTGATGGCCATCTGGCATGTCACTGCGTTTAATTCTAAAGCAGATGGGGTCACAAAACATCCGTGATTTTGTTCCATGAAAAAATGAAAACAGCCGGTGGTTATGTTTGGAAATACGTATAATTTATTACCATTATTTTGTGTCATCATTTTCCTTACACTCTTCATCAATACCCTCTTCCTGGGATTCGTTTTCATCAAGACATATGGGTACCTCACCTTCAATACTTTCGGAGAGATCATCAATGGGAAATTCTGTTTGATTTTCTAAATGGTTTAGTTCCTTCTCAAATAAACCATGATCTTGATTATCATCAACATAAGCGGCAGGAGCTGACTCCATATCGTTAATATCATCAGATGCAACCGCGCTATCCAAATAATTAAAGGAAGGTGTCAATCCCATATCAACCAAAATAACATCACGAATTACTCGTTGCCGCTTTTCTTGGTTTAAATATTGTTTAAAAGAATTTTTGATACATTGTGTAAAAAATGCAAAAGGATTATCACTCCTTTTCGGATCAAATGATCGCCATGTTCGCACAAGCATTAACATTGCATATGCCTGCATATCATCATTGTAAGTATTACCCGTTACATAGATGTATTTGTTTCTTCGACACACAAATGTTCCATATTCTGTTTGTGGACACCATATTGTCCCTTTATATTGTTGGGTTGGTGAGTTTGCTTTCTGTTCTCGCTTGCCCCCAGGACCAGGCATTCCACCATGAAAATCTATATGTTCAGCTTTACATTGTAATTTTGGTTGAGCATATATGTTAATTGACAGCACGTTAGATTCTCCACCTGTTGGATTTTTTCCACTGATAGGAGTCTTATACACCATCGAAGTGGTTAATGTTGTCAGTCCAGCAATGGTACACAACATTAGAAATGCGTCAGCATGGTTTGGATCTTTCTGAACGTACGACATTTCTCCATTGGGTATATACCACCCATCAGCATTGATCATTGTTTCAATTAGTAGTAACCGTTGAGATTGAGTTAGTGATAGAATAAAGTCTTCGGATAAAACTCGATTTGGTGCTATGCTGTCATATATGCTGCTAATTTTATCACCAGTACAGTTAAAAATAACCAAATCCTCTTTCCAAGAATATTCTCTATATGTAATACCACTCTCTTGTAAACATTGACGAATCCTATCTGCCTGTTGTCCTTCTTTTTGAGATATTGAAATACATCTCTTTCTTGTGGATCCTTTAATATAATGTCCTTTGGTTATAGCCCAACCAACTACCTCAATAAACGAGTTAGTATATGTTGCAGGGTTGGAGTCTGATACAGGAAGTCCAGTTAATACAATATGTTCATCACAAATAATATCTTCAACAGGAATAATTCCACGCTCAACTGATACAAATTTGTGGTTCGGTGTAACTAAGGCATCCATTCCTTGGGTGTCTAATTTGTGCATTGTGCCATTGTAATTTGAGTTTATATATATACCTTTAATTGCAGACCAAACTAGAGTTTTTGATTCGGGGTTATATGAAAGAATCTTATCTGCTGTTGTTATTTGATTATAATACTTCCACCCCGTTTGTGTTAGTGCTCTTGTATCTGCATCAACGCAATAATTTGCGAAGTTTCCTTTCTTTCCGAATCGTCCACACAACAACTGAAGCATTCTAGCCAATTTATCAGACATAACATCACTTGCCTTACACACCTTTAATTCGGCAAGTAGTTCCTTGTTGCTGAGGTAAGCACCTTTTGACCCAATAAACGATTTGGGGGATGGGGAAGCAGCATCGGGAGCAACTAAGGTTTTTATTTTCGGCAGCTTTTTTAGTATTGTTTTTTTAGCCGGCTTGATCTTTATGGACTTTTTTTTGTTTTTTGTCGTTTTTTGAGCAGCCCCTGATACTACTTTTTTGTATGTTGGCATGTGCCTTAAATCCTTTTATTATAATTATAATTTAATCACCATGTTAAGGTAATTTTAAAACAATTATACGGCAAAAAAACCGAATGTCAACTCCCATAAATATAAAACAATCAAAAAAAGGATTAAATATTATGTCTTCGGATTATAGGATCAAACTTAGGTCAATTACTTCTCGGGATCTTATAGTATTCGAGGTAACACCGAACTTAACCGAAAGTCGTTCAGTAGATTATAAGTCTACCAATTTACTACACACTCCAGGTGCAATATTTACGTATGGCTTCACAAATTCACGAACATTTTCACTTTCTGATATAAAACTAATTTCTCGAACACCCCAAGAAGCATTAAATAACATGAAGAATCTACAAATAATTCGAAGTTGGACAATGCCATACTTTGGTGTAAACAGCTCTACCCAAGCAGTATTGGGGAGAGAACAGTTGGGGGCGCCACCTGAAATATTGTACCTATATGCATATGCAAAAGAAGTGGATCCACATAAGGGAACGAATTCAGCCAAGCCGTTAACAAACATACAACACGTGCCTGTGGTGCTGACACAGTTATCAATAGCATATCCCAATAATATTACGTATATTCCTGCTTATGGTGAGGGGGGTGTTGGAACTGGTGAACCGTTCCCAACCATAATGAATATCGGCATAGAACTAAGTGAGATACACTCACCAAGAGAATATTCAACGTTTAGTCTGTATGATTTTAAGAAAGGCAAACTAGATAGTTTTTAGAGGTCAATATGGCAAAAAGTGTAAAAAATTCAGTTTTAAATAAAGATTCGCGATATGTTAATGGGGGAGAGACGTTCGTGTATCCTGACCGTCTTGGGTGGTGGGACAGGTTTCCTATGTCGCCCGCTGATGATGATATTATTTTTACTATTACCCCCACATACGTGGGCAGGCCAGACCTGCTTGCCCAACAGATATATGGCAAATCAACACTGATGTGGGTAGTATTGCAGTATAATAATATTGTAGATGTAAATGAAGAATTTGTTGAAGGGGCTCAAATAAGACTTCCAACATTTGCTCGATTGTCAATTATGATCCTCAATAAAACGACTGGGGGCACACCTGTATAATTATGTAAATATAACATAACATATAAGGTGATATTAACATATGTCAACCCCCGAAAATCCACTAGCTCGGTATCGCTCATACTCGTATCATCACATACTTGTCGCCTGTGAAAATAGTAGTGTAGCCAGTTACCTGTTAACTAGTACTGATTTCTTTGATTTTTTCCTAGAAAAAAACCCAGCCGCTAGCTCTGGTAGAGTAGGGACTGTCGCTGGTGTTGTGGGAGGTAACAAGTACGTTGTTATTTTTAATGGTATGGTAGATGCCCACCTTTCAATACGCAATCTTTCTTGGGAAACATTAACAGCAGCAAACGCTGTTGATGGTGACAGAAATACATCTATGGCAGTTGAAGGCACCATGAATATTGATGAACCTCGTGGCTGGCGCTTCTTTGAAATAATAAAAAATGCTTGCGCAACTCTCAACAAGGATATGATTGGTGTTGTGTGGATGGTCAAAACCATATTTGTTGGACATGGGTATACAGAATCCAATGGTGATTTTACTGAGATGATGACAAACATCAAACCATTATTGTTTTATATTCAAGATGTCGTTGGTTCATTTGACGAAACAGGAAGTCACTATGAAATCAAATTTGTGGGGAATAATGATGGTGTTGCTCGTCTCCCTCAAATGATGAGAGTTGCCGATGGAATTACGGTGAAATTGGGTCAATCTGGAGAACACAAGGACGTTTCATTAGCAAATGCAATGCTTTCCTTACAAAATAAAGTAAACCAAATTTATGAAAAATATTATAACTGTGTTTCGTCTTCATATGTAAATGCATTAAACAAAAATACAAAAACTAAGATAACATCCCCACCATTTGAAAAAGTGCTTTACTTAATCAAAGTGGATAGTCCATATGATGATAAAAGCAAATATAAAGTTACTGATGGTCCACAGCAAATAAAAGATGGAATTGGAACATGTGAAGATCCTCTTATTTTAAAATTGGGGGAGAGTGCTACTGTGGAGCAAGGAATGCGTGAAATAATGTCACGATGCCTGCAGGTTAAAGCAGACACTAGTGATCCAGTTCAAAAATATACTTATAAAATAACATCAACGATTAAATCTGGAGCAGATGTTAAAGATGTTCTCGAAAACAATAAATCGATAGTTGGCCAGGTCAATGGTGAATACGATTACGTTATAATTTTTAGAGTTCATCAATTCCCTACATTTACCAACGATCTAATTGGTGATATAATGAAGATGCCTGCAGATGATGCAAAGATCAGTGGATATACAAAACATCAAATCAAACAAAATCTTCTTACATTGGATTATATTTACACTGGCAAGAATATAGATATTATCTCTTTTGATATGAAAATGCAGGGAGCTCTGTCCTTTCTACAGATAATAACTACTACAAACAATCTATCTGGTCAGATGTCTGGCGTTGGTTCGCGAATTAACACGCTTGCCAATTCAGATAATAGACTTAATCCCAATGTTAGAACACCATTATTTTTAAGCACACCGATAAAAGATCCATCGTTGCGTAACTCACAGGATTCTATATCTTCGCTTGATTTTGCATCTGCAATGTCTGCAGCGTCTACACTAGAAGTTGGAGAAGCGACTGTAGTAATGCTTGGTAACCCATACTTAATGGGTGCTCTTGGATCAACAGATTATCAAAAAGAGGAAAGGCGAGTTTTGTTTCATGGAGATACAATGGATTCTGAACAAAGCATCTTTTCGGATTGGGGAGATGTACCAGCTTTAGCAAAAATTAACGTTAGAATGCCTAAAAGCAATGATGATCTTAAATCAATGGAACAGGGAGGGGGCGACTATACTGCACCTTTCTGGTATCAAGATTATTTTTATGTTTATGGTATTAAACATATGTTTGCTGATGGTTTGTTTACACAAGAATTATCATTGATTGCATTACCAAATCAATCAAAACTAGATCAATATTTTAAACAGGGTGCAGGAGCAACAGATGATGCTAGCAAGGGTGTGTTGTGCAATGAATATGTTTTTGGTGGAGAGTCAACCCATACAGGAGTTGTGAAAAAGGTGTTGCCTGTCCAACAGTACACAAAATCACAAATGGATTTAATGACAATAACACTAAGAGACGCAGCTAGAGAAATTGCTCCTGTTATGGATTTAATGACAATACAGATTACACGAGCAATTGTTCTTAATGAATCTGCCGCCGGTGATTTTTTTAAAGGAAAGCAAAAAATTGGTGATCTGAATAAACAAAATCCATCATATGGAATAACACAATTTCAATTAGCTACTGCACGGTCAGTAATGAAAAAGACCCCTAAATTGCTTACATATTTTAATAACCTTACAAATTCAAACATCTCAGATGTAGATTTAATTCCTGATGAAAAATTAATAGAGGCATTATTTGATGATAAATTTGCTTTGGCTTCGACAATGTGTTTTGTTGATTATCTTAGAAAAACAGATACAAAAGAAGCAGACTTGTATGGTACTAAGCGATTTGAATTTCCAGAATATGTATTTAGACACTATAATAGTTCTAGGCCCGACTTAGACTATCCTAATACAAATGAATATGCACGAAATAGTCTTCGGAATCTTTTGAATATCCAAAGTAATACTCAAACAGAGGCGCTCAACTCAGCAACAGGTAAGATGGAAAGTGTAGAATCGCTTAGTAAAAATATTTTTGCCGGATCAACAAATTCTATTTTTATGACAGGCCTTCAAAATGAGGAGACAACAATTCGTGATGGAGAACCGGTTAATACAAACCTCTTGATAGAAGAACGCATTGCTCAGTTGGATGGGAGACCAATAATTCCAGGAAAGAGCATTAGCCCACTTAAACCTAACTCTAAACAAAAAATTGAAAAAACATCTGCTGGTAATGTATTGGCTACTTATGGTACGTTTGATTCTGCTAGCAACTCGACACAAGAAGATTCAGCAAAAGCAGCAGAGAGACAAACACAAAAAGAAAATGATGATAAAAATAAGAAGGATTGTAGGAAGACTTAATCATGGCAAAAATGACACGACAGCGGCAAATTGCACAAGCAACTCAACCCAAAGCAATGTTTGAAGGAATAACGATTGGCACAGTTGTTGATACAAACGACCCACAACAAATGGGGCGAATTCGTGTTGTTTGCCCAACACTCAATGATAGATTTGATTCTGAGGTTGGTGATATTCCGTGGGCAATGTACGCAACTCCATTTGGTGGTAGTGTATCCAGGGGAACACGAGGACCGAATGAAGATACCACACATGGTCCTGTAGCATACGGCATGTGGGCAATCCCAAAAATTGGTGCACAAGTGCTAATAATGTGCATTGATGGTAGCCCCATGCAACGAGTATGGCTGGGGTGTGTATATGGACAATTTACTCCTCATACATTACCACATGGCCGATATTTTGGTGAATCAAGTGGCTTATTGCCAGAAGCGGACGGCCCAATTGGGCCAGTATCCACAACCGAAGAACCCATTCAGCCACTATTTAATAATTTAAAAGAAGCGTTTGATGGATCGGGTAGTGGTCCAACAAATTATGAAAGAAAAACTCGTGGTGCCGATTATTCAGTATCGAGTGTCGTTGCAGGGGTGCTACATACAACATTTAGTCACTTACCAGATGATAAAGGAAAACAAATTGCCGGTAAGTATGTAACTCAAGGATATGGTGAAAGCAATATTACCCCTGGGCTAGGTTCCGATATAACAGGACTCCATTATGATTCGTTGGTATATTCAATTACTACTCCAGGATTTCATTCAATATCGATGGATGATAGGGATGAAAATTGTAGAATGCGATTCCGGACAACTGCGGGACATCAGATCATTCTTGATGACACTAACGAACGCATCTATATAAGCACTGCCAAGGGCAAGAATTGGATCGAAATTGATCAAGAAGGAAATATAGATGTTTTTACTGAAAACAAGCTAAGCATTCATGCAAAGAAAGATATTAACTTCATCTCGGATGAATCAATAAGAATGCATGCAAAGAAGGGCATTCATATGTATTCGGAGGACGATATACGGATACAATCCACAAAAAATGTACACTTGAAGGCTGGGGTAGATATTTTATCACACTCAGCCGGTAATACAGTTTTCGAAACAGATAATGCGTTTCATGTTAAGTCGGGTAGTGTATTAAATCTAACATCAGCAGTAGATACCAACATACTAGCAAATGGTGGGAATATTATTCAAACCGGTACGTTAATTCATTTTAATGGCCCAGCAGCCACCCCCGCACTCTCTGCCAACGAACAACCAGCAAAATTCGTAAACAGAGTTCCGATGCACGAGCCCTGGGCTCGTAGTATGACTAAAAACGATTCTACATTAGAGCCAGAACTGTCATATGATGATCCAAATGTGGGCAGAATTGAAAGGGAACAACCGATTCCACGGGGGAAAAATTGGCAACGATAACATGGATTATCCTTTCCAAATCCAAACATAATTATTCATGTTTAACCTCCTCATAAATAATATACAGACTTTACAACAGGAAACATCACATGGCATTCTATACTGGTTTTAGTAGCTTTGAATTCCAAAAAAACAAATCTTTTAAATTAACTGATGTAGAGTTGGTTAAATTAGATTTACTTAATCATATATTTACCAGGAAAGGTGAACGGGTGATGATGCCTAATTTTGGAACAACCATACCCGACTTAGTCTTTGAACCTCTTGATAGTGAGACGATGCTTACTATTGAAGATGAGCTAAGAAATGTTTTCCAATATGACCCTAGAGTTTCGCTTTTAGAATTTTCCCTTGAACCCGCATACGATGAAAATAAAATAACTGTTCATAGCAAGATACAATTTATTGAACTTAATGTAACGTCATCGTTCGATTTTAATATCGAATTTGAAGGCGGCGCCTAAGAGCTCCACACCCAAACATCATTGCCACAATCCCAAATTCGATTATATCCGTTATTAACCATATTTTTCCATTCAGACATATTTGGATCAAAACTCTTTAGTAATTTAAAAAGTTTATGTTTTTGAAATTTCATACGTGAATATAAAACTAATTCATTATTTTTAAAATACCAATAATTAGGTGCTGATGTAGACAAGTATTTAAAATTTAATTTCTTATAAACCGTTCCAGTATTCCAACGTTTGTCACTGTATGATATTATACTTTTTGGAGTATATTCTCGTATAAACCATTGGAATATCTTGCTAGCTCCTCCAACAACATTGGTATTTAATTGTGTTGCAAATCTAATAAGTTCATACTGATAATGTTTATTAAACCTTGAAGGTGTAAACGACATAACCGACATTAGTTCATCATTAAAAAATAATCCAATGTTAATTTTTGATGAAGCAACTCCTTGAATATGGTTAGTAGCAAAAAAGATATTTGCTGTCTTGGAATCAATGTTTTTGACAATACATTTCCGCGCATAAACTTTCTTTCCTATTCCTAGCAAATTTTTTAATCGTGACTTGACTATGTCTTGTTTATAAAGCCATTCATTTTCAAATATATGAATAAGGTGAATATTTTTTTTAACGCACATGTTTGTTTTGCTTAAATGATAATTTTTATGCTTTCC